AGATGAAGGTAGACCAGAAGCTGATGCTATTAAAAATGCTACTGATTCTGCATTGCGTGGATATACAGTAGGTCAATGGCCTGAAGAAATAAACAAAGCATTGAAATATAGCCCTGCACAATTAAAGGTTCTTGAATCATTAAAAAGCTATATGGCTACAGGAAATGAACCAAAATCACGCAAGCAATTAATAGAAGAACAAATTAATAATATTGGTGTAGAATAAAACCCTTACAAATCAATTACTTGAGAATGTATGGAAAATAAAGTGTCGAAATCTGTAGAAAAAAATTTAAATAGGGCTGGTCGTAAGGCTGGAGTGCCTAATAAAGCCACTACGGAGGCACGAGAGGCGATTAAAGCCTTGCTTGATGCCAACATACCTTATATTCAATCGTGGATTCAAAGCACCGCAGAAGGCATATTTGACGATAAGACAGGAAAGTTTATTGTTCAGCCTAATCCAGCTAAAGCCTGTGAAATAGTACAAAACCTTGTTGAATACTCTGTGCCTAAATTAGCTAGAACTGAGGTAGTAGGCGATGAAAAAGCCCCACAACGCATGGTGGTGTCTTGGAAGAAGAACTAAAGGTTGAATTGGACTATTGTCCAAGAGATGTATTCCTAGATTTCCACGAAAGACCACAACGCTGGGCAGTAATCGTAGCCCATAGGCGCTGCGGTAAGACTGTTTCTTGCATTAATGAACTAATCTACAAAGCACTAATAGAGAACAAAGAAGATGGGCGCTATGCCTATGTTGCACCATATTACAGCCAAGCTAAGAATATCGCCTGGGACTATCTATTAAGATTTAGTCAGCCAGTAATGGCTAAAGCTAATCAATCAGAACTATGGGTGGAACTAATAAATGGAAGCCGTATTCGACTGTTTGGTGCTGACAATGCTGATAGTTTGCGTGGTTTGTACCTTGATGGAATTGTCCTAGATGAGTATGCAGATATGCGTAGCCCTCGCATTTGGGGTGAGATTGTCCGGCCTTTGCTGGCAGACAGACTTGGATGGGCAGTTTTCATTGGAACGCCTAAAGGTCATAATGCCTTCTGGGATATCTACAATAACGCCACCCAAAACCTTGATTGGTATGTAAAAGTATTAAGGGCTAGTCAGACAGGCTTATTGCCGCAAAAAGAATTAGAAGATGCTAAAAAGGTAATGACACCTGACCAGTATCTTCAAGAGATGGAATGCGATTTTGAGTCAGCCATATTAGGCGCTTACTATGGCGCTGAAATGCGTCAAATTACAGACCAAGGCAGAATCACCCCTATTAAGTTTGACCCTATGTTCCCCTTGGAAAGCGCTTGGGACTTGGGTTATTCAGACGACACTACCATTTGGACTTACCAGGTTGTTCATGGAGAAGTTAGATTCCTTGACTATCACACCACTAATGGCAAGTCTATTCCGTACTACACCGGCTACATCCAACAGAAAGAAATGGAGTATGGCGCTAAGTATGAGACACATTATTTGCCCCATGATGCTAGGGCTAAAACTTTAGCAAGTGGTGGAAAGTCTATAATTGAACAACTTTCTTTAAAAATTCCGTTAAAATCTATGAAGATTGTGCCAAATTTAGGACTTCAAGACGGAATTCAAGCAACTCGCATGATGTTATTGAGAAGCTGGTTTGACCCTAAATGTGAAGAAGGTATTGAATGTCTGCGTCAGTATCAAAGAGAGTTTGACGAGGACAAGAAAATATTTAGAGATAAGCCAAGACACGATTGGGCTTCACATGGTGCAGATGCAGCAAGGATGGCGGCAGTAGCTTGGAAAGAAAAAGAGAGAATTCCCCAGAAAGACGACTCGATTAAGGGAGTTTTGGTTGGACATACTGATGTTTCATTGAATGACTTGTGGAAATCAACACCCAAGCCTTCAATAGGGAGAATTTAATGGCGAATGACAAGGCAACTGTAAATCACAGTTATGAAGATTGGTACAAAACCATTATGGGCTACGAACGTAGCTATAAGCGTTGGGAAGCCAGAGTAGACCGCATTGTAAAAAAATACAAGGATGACAGTCGTTATGACCGCAATCCTAATGCAAGATTCAATATCCTATGGTCTAACGTACAAACCATTCAGCCTGCTATCTTTGCTAGACTTCCACGCCCAGATGTAAGCCGCAGATTCCGTGATACAGACCCTATTGGTCGTGTTGCCTCAATGATGTTAGAACGTGCCTTAGAGTTTGAAATTGAACACTATGGCGACTACAAATCAGCTATGAATAACAGCGTGCTAGACCGCTTATTGGGTGGTCGTGGCGTAGCTTGGGTTCGTTATGAACCACATATTGTTGGTGAAGCTGCCGAAGAAGCTGATGGCGCACCTGATGATGGCTATGAAATTACCGAAGATACAGATGAAGCCGAAACTGAAGGCGGAATGGAAAATGAAAATCCAGAACGTATTGAGTATGAGTGCGCACCTGTAGATTATGTCCATTGGAAAGACTTTGGACACACTATTGCAAGAACCTGGGAAGAAGTAACTGCTGTATGGCGTAAAGTCTATATGTCTCGCCCAGCATTGGTTGAACGCTTTGGTGAAGAATTAGGCTATCAAATCCCTTTAGATACAAAGCCTGAAGATTTAAAGCAGTCCTATAAATCTGATGATAGTGTTTATGAAGCCCTTGTGTATGAAATTTGGGACAAAGAAACAGGCAAAGTTCTGTGGATTAGCAAGTCTTTAGGAAAGATTCTTGATGAACGTGATGACCCACTTGGTTTGGAAAACTTTTGGCCTTGTCCAAAACCTTTGTATTCGACTCTTACTACCGACAGCCTTGAACCAATCCCTGACTTCGTTATCTACCAAGACCAAGCTAGAGAATTAGACGCTTTATGCGACAGAATTGATGGCTTGATTAACGCATTAAAAGTGCGTGGTGTGTATGATGCCTCTGCTGTTGAATTGCAGCGCTTGTTCTCCGAAGGCGAAAACAACACAATGATTCCAGTAAGTAACTGGATGGCTTTTGCTGAAAAACAAGGCATGAAAGGCGCTATTGATTTAGTAGATTTAGCCCCATTTGCCAGCGCATTGATGGCTTGCTATCAGGCAATGGAACAAGTTAAGGGTCAAATCTATGAATTAATGGGTATTGCTGACATTCAGCGTGGTCAAACTGACCCTAATGAGACCCTTGGCGCACAAATTATTAAGTCAAACAATGCTGCTGGTCGCCTAAAGACTATGCAACACGCAGTCGTAGACTTTGCTACTAGCTTGTTGTCCATTAAAGCGCAGATTATTTGCAATCATTTTACCGATGACACATTGGTGAAGATTTCTGGCGCAATGCAGTTAAGTCCACAAGACCAAGCGCTTATTCCGCAAGCTATTGAACTGCTAAGAAACGAAGCAAGCAAGAATTTCCGCATTGAAGTCACTTCTGACTCAATGATTTACCAAGATGAACAACAAGAAAAGCAAGACCGCATGGCATTCTTGCAAGCTGTTGGTGGATTTATGGCACAAGCTGTACCAATGGTACAAAATACCCCTGAATTAGCACCTATGGCATTAGAAATGCTGAAGTTTGGTATTACTGCATTCAAAGCTGGCAAGCAATTAGAGGGAATTATTGACGAAACAGCCGACAAATTGCGTGTAATGAGTCAGAAGATGGAAGGCCAACCTAAACCGCCTCCACCAGAGATTCAAAAAGCGCAGATGGACAACCAGGCGAAGATGCAACAGATTCAAATGCAAGCCCAGCTTGAACAAGCCAAACTACAAGGTCAAATGCAACTTGAAAAAGCCAAGCAAGAGTACCAGGCGCAAGAAAATCAGCTTAAATTCCAATTGGAAACTCAGCGTAACCAAGCAGATATGGATATGCAGCTAAAAGTAGCCCAAATGAAGATGATGACTGAACGTAATACTCAAGTCCTTCTCGCCCACATCAATAATGGCACTAAGATTGAAGTAGCACGCATTGGTTCTGATAATTCTGATGGCGAACAAGCCTATATGACTGAAGAAGAATTGGCTAGGGCGCAAGAACACCCATTACAACCTATTGCTAATGCTATTGGTCAAGGAAATCAACAAATGGCACAAGCTATTACTGCTTTGGTAGACACAATTAACCAACAACATAACCGCCCTAAGACAGTAGTGCGTGGCGCTGACGGCAAAATTATCGGGGTTCAATAATGGCTATTACAGTCAAGCATACTAAGGTTTCAACGATACCTGACGGGGATGACTCATCCCTAATCCGCCCAAGCGATTGGAATGCTGACCATCAATTAGTCGGTACTATCCCTGTTTCTAATGGCGGTACAGGCGCATCAACCCTTACCGGATATGTAAAAGGCAATGGCACTAGCACAATGACTGCTAGTTCTACTATTCCCAATACAGACATTACAGGACTTGGTACTGCTTCAACTAAAGATGCTGGTGTAGCCAATGGCGTAGCAACGCTTGATTCTGCTGGTAAAGTGCCAGTTTCACAAATTCCTGCGCTAGGTGATTTAAACTATCAAGGTACTTGGAACGCAACAACAAATACACCAACATTAACTTCCTCTGTAGGTACTAAGGGTTATTACTATGTTGTTAGCGTTGCAGGTACAACTAACCTTAATGGCATTACAGATTGGCAAGTAGGCGATTGGGCTGTATATAACGGTTCAGCCTGGCAAAAGATTGACAATACCGATGCAGTAACTAGCGTAAACGGCTATACAGGCACAGTCGTTTTAACGCAATCTGACATTAGTGGCACAGTCCCAACAAGCAGAACAATTACTGCTGGAACTGGCTTAACGGGTGGTGGCGACTTATCTGCCAACCGCACATTAGCCATTGCAACAACTGGTGTATCTGCCGCAACTTATGGTTCTGCAAGCGTTGTGCCTGTAATAGCAATAAATACGCAAGGTCAAATTACTAGCGCAACAAATACCACGATTGCTATTGCAAATACTCAAGTTAGCGGTCTTGGCACAATGTCTACTCAAAACGCTAATAGCGTAGCGATTACAGGCGGCAGCATTAACGGCACTACGATTGGCGGTACTGCACAAGCAGATATTACTGGCAATACTATTGCCGCTTATACAAAATTTGTAGCTACTGATTATTACGCACAATCAATTACAGGCGGTAATTTACGCACTTCAGGCGGCACATCGTTATTAAACTGGGATGGCGGTGGTAGCGGTAATGTCAGCGTAAATGGTGGTTTAACTGTAAACCCATCCAATAAGAATGTAAGCCTAGCACCTAGCGGTACAGGTACAGTTACAGTAAACCCTGCAACTGCTGGTTCAATAGATAACATGGTTATTGGTGCTACAACACCTAAAGCCATTACAGGAACTACAGTAACGGCAACGACATTTAGTGGTTCAGGTGCAAGTCTGACTTCTATTCCTAATTCTGCGCTTGTAAACTCTGCAATCACAATTAATGGCAATTCAACAGCTTTAGGGGGCTCTGTAAGCGTTGGAACAGTAACTAGCGTGACAGCAACCGCAGGCACAGGAATTAGCGTAAGCGGAAGCCCAATTACTACTAGCGGCACTTTGACTATTACTAATACTGCCCCTGACCAAACCGTTGCCTTGACTAGCGGAACTGGAATTAGTGTTACTGGTACTTACCCTAATTTCACAGTTACTAATACAGCCCCATCTAGCGGTGGTACTGTAACTAGCGTAACTGGTACTGCGCCTGTAGTTTCTAGCGGTGGTAATACTCCAGCTATTAGCATGGCTGCGGCTACTGGGTCTGTACCTGGTTATTTAACTGCTGCTGATTGGACTACTTTCAATGGTAAATATTCAGTAGGTGGCGCATTAGGTACACCATCTTCTGCCACATTGACAAATGCTACTGGATTGCCTGTAGGTGGAATTAGTGCTACTGGTACACCATCATCTACTACTTATTTGCGTGGCGACGGTACTTGGTCATCTGTTTCAGCTACTACAGCTAATAACCTAGCTGGCGGTGCATTAGGTTCAGTACCTTATCAACTGCTTTCAGGTACAACTGTATTTTTAGCCGGTAATACCACAACTACCCCTCAGTTTTTAACTTCTACAGGCGTAGCTGGAATAGCAACTGCACCAACTTATACAGGTTCTACAGGTAGTGGAAACGTAGTATTGGCAACTAGCCCTACATTAGTAACCCCAGCTTTAGGCACGCCATCAAGTGGAGTTGTAACAAACTTAACTGGTACGGCCTCAATCAATATTAATGGTACTGTAGGCGCTACAACTGCTAATACAGGGGCATTTACTACTTTGTCAGCCTCTTCTACAGTTTCAGGCACAGGATTTTCTACTTATTTAGCAAGCCCTCCAGCTATCGGTGGCACGGCAGCAGCAGCTATTACTGGAACAACCATTACTGCTACTAAGTTTGTAGGGGTATCTGGCGGAACATTCTAATGTTTCAAACTGCTTTCCAAGTCAATGCGTTTCAAAATGACGCATTCCAAATTGTCATTACCCCTACCAATGTAAAGAATGGTGGGGATGATGCGCCATATACAAGGGAAGAATTAAAGCGTCTTAAAGGTATTCAGAAGAAACTGCGCCAGGCAGAAGAAAAGCGTATTGCTGCATTAAAAGCAGACCAAGAAACAAGAAAACAAACCATTGCTGATTTGGTATCGCCTCCAAAGGTAAGCAAACGCAAACAAAATAAAGTAGAATCAAAACAAGAAGTTAGCATTGATACACCGTCAAATCTAGCAAACATTGACAGGTATATTGCTAATCTTACAAAGCAACAACAAGACCTGCAAAACGCTGTACTTTTAAGGGCTGCAAAACTCCGTTTAGAACAGGAATTAGCAGTATTAGAAGCAAAGCGTCAAGCCGAATTAGATGATGAAGAAGCACTATTGGCATTAATTTTATAAAGGGTGACTAATACTTACGATGACTCCTTATCAACAGTATAAAAAAGGCGTAGATTTACTTCATTTAGGACACTTTCAAGCAGGCTTTAGACTCTATGAATATAGATGGCATCCTAAAGTCATAGAAGCAACAGGCGAAAGATTCCAAAAATGGATAGCAGCCCCTAAATGGGATGGCGAAAGACTATTTGGCAAGCATATAACAGTCCAAATGGAACAAGGATTTGGCGACATTATCCAGTTTGCTAGATTTCTGCCAATGCTTAAAGTCTGGGGCGCTAAAACCCTATCAGTAATGTGCGAAAAATCCATGATGAGGCTATTAGGGACTATGGATTGCATAGATTACCTATCTTGTATCAAGGATGAAGGCCCACCATTAGAAGCTGATTATTGGATTGGGTCTATGTCGTTACCCCATTTTGCAACTTATGCGCCCCCATTCGTAAAACAATGCTTCCCCATTACAAAAGAAAAAATTGTAGGGTCAGAGGGTTATTTTGAAGCCATTGCAAGCAATATAGAACGCAAAGTAGGAATTAATTGGCACGCTTCTAATGGCCCATTGCACTACGTCAAGTCTTTGCCTTTGGGCGAAATGCGTGAAATGCTTGGCGACAATATGTACTCCTTACACACTACCGCTAGTGATGTATTTGACCCATTGCCCAATGATGGATGGCAACAAGACTTTTATAAGACTGCCTGCCACATGAAAGCTATGAAGGCAGTTATTGCCCCAGATACTGCTACTGCCCATCTTGCCGGTGCTTTGGGCGTTAAATGTTTTATGTTGCTACCAGAAGATGACTATGTATGTTGGAGGTGGCGACATGGCACTTGGTATGACTCTGTTATACCGCTTCGTAAACATGAATGGCATAAATTGCCTAGTCTTTTGGAGAAATTATGATTTGCCCTAAATGTGGATGGTCTGAAGGCAACCATGTTGCAAAAAAACAACAACAAACCGATGAAGAATTCTTTATCGAATGGTGGACACCTACCGTTGGATTGGAAGAAGCAAAGCGGTCTTGGTTAGAAAAGCAAGAAAACAAAAGACGTGAGGCAGCAATGGTCATGTCTGATATTGAAGGCTATGTTTCCCAGGTAGATGGCACATGGATTAAAAGCCGTAGCCATCATAGGGCGCATTTAAAAGAACACCGAATGATTGAATTAGGTAACGATGTACCAATGAAGCACCCTGAAATTAAGCTAGACCGCAAAAGTAATGAAGCACGCAAACGCCAAATCGCTGAGATGGCATACGAAAAACTTAGATAAACCTGATAACTTAGGAGAAACCCATGTCAGAAGAACAATTAGACCGCAGAAGCCTTTTGGAAGCAGCTTACGAAGAAGCAGAGGAAAGCAATGACGAACAACCCTTGGAAGTACAGGAGGTTTTGCCTAAAGATAATGCCGAGGAGTCCATTGAAGCGGAAGTTAGCAATGACGACCACGAAGAACCTGCCGAGGATATTCAAGCTGCTAAATCTGAGGAGTCGGATGAAGAACCGCAGGAAAAACAGGTAAGTCGCCCTTCTACATGGAAAAAAGAGTATGTCCAGATTTGGGACAAAATGGAAGCTGGCGAACAGATTAGCAAAGAGGACTTTGTAAAATTTGCCGAGTATGCTAACCAGCGTGAGTCTGAGTACAAAAAAGGTGTAAGCACCTACAAAGCTGAAGCTGACCGTGCTAAATCTTACGAAAACGCTATTGCGCCATACGCACAAGACCTACAAAAGCGTGGAATTCAGCCTACTCAATACATTGAAAACCTAGTTCGTGCAGAACAGATTTTATCCAATGCACCCTACGAACAAAAGGTGCAAGTATTTCAAAGACTTGCAGCAGATTATGGAATACAATTAAATGGCGGACAAGTAGCACAACTTGACCCCTACACGCAACAATTGATGAACCAGTTAAATCAGGTAAATCAAGAAGTTTCAAGTATTAAAGGTCGGTTTGCCCAAGAGGAAAACCAACGTTTAATGCAGGAAATTGAGAAGTATCGAAGTGATACGGAGAAATACCCTCACTTTGATGTGGTAAGGGAAGAAATGGCTCAATTACTTGAGTTAGGGAAAGCCCAAGACCTCGAAACGGCCTACAAGAAAGCCGTGCGTATGAATGATGATGTTTGGTCTGTCGAACAAGAAAGACTCTTGAAAGATGCTAAACAGGCAACAATCAAAGCACAGCAAGTAGCGAAGGCTAAGGCAGCAGCAGTAAGTCCTCGTTCCGTTACACCTAGCGGAAAAGTGTCTGAACCTGGTGATAAAAAGGATAGACGGTCTCTTATTGCCGACCAATTGGGTGAAGCAATGAGTCGTCGGGTTTAACTAAACATTTTTTAAGGAAATATCATGGCATTCGCTAACTCAGCAATTACCGATATTATCGCTACCACTATTCAAAGTCGTAGCGGTGAATTGGCAGACAACTTGACACAAAACAACGCAATTCTTCAGCGTTTAAACCAGAAGGGCAATGTACGCCCATTCTCAGGTGGTAACGTAATTCTTGAAGAAATTATGTACAACGACCCAAATACTAATAACGCTAACTCTTATAGCGGTTACGAAGTATTGAACATTGCCCCAGATAGCCCTATTTCTGCTGCCCAGTTCAAAATTGCACAGTACGCTGATGCAGTTACTATGTCTGGCTTGGAAATGTTGCAAAACTCAAGCAAAGAAGCAATCATCGACTTGTTGGATGGTCGTATGCAAGTTTCCGAAGCACGCTTGTTGAACCGTATTTCTGGTGACTTGTTCAAAGACGGAACAGGTAATGGCGGTAAAGACTTAGATGGTTTGGGCGCTGCTGTTTCAGCAACTCCTACAACTGGCACATACGGTGGTATTAACCGTGCTAACTGGTCTTTCTGGCAGAACCAAGTAACTACTGGTGCTACTTCTGCAAACATTTTGGCTTCTATGACTACTGCTGCTATCAAGCAGATTCGTGGTACTGACAAGGCTGACTTGATTGTTGCTGGTAACACAATGTACCAATACTATGTTGGCGCATTGCAAGCTATTCAGCGTATCGCTGCTGAAGAATCCGGTGCTGCTGGTTTCGCTTCTTTGAAGTTCTACGGTGGCGGTACATCTGCTGACGTGGTATTGGGTGGCGGTTATGGTTCACAAGAAACAGCTACATATATGTACTTGTTGAACACAAACTACATCTTCCTGCGCCCACATAAAGAACGTAACTTTGTACCTATCGGTGGCGAACGTCAGTCAATCAACCAAGACGCAATCGTGAAGTTATACGGTTGGGCTGGTAACTTGACTACTTCTAACAGCTTCCTACAAGGCTTGCTGACAACCTAATAGATAGGGGGAAACCCCTATTTATTATTTGTCTAATTAATTAATAAAGGAAATAAATCATGGCATATAGCACTCTACCTATCGCAGGTGTAGACCTTACTGATACACAAACCGTTGCAGAACAGGCTACTCAGTCTGGTCTAGTAACTTTTGGCCCACTCGGAACAGAAACATTTGGTTCTGACGGCTTGCGTTATGTTTGGGCAGTAGCAGCAGCAACAATCGCACCAAGCACAACAGCTTGTTCTATCAATACAACCGCATTTACTGTAACCGCTTCTGGTGGCGCATACATTTCGCCAGCAGTTTCAATGGTTTCTGGTGATTATGGTTGGTTTGGCAAGGCTTCAGTTTAATCAATTGAAGATTTAGTAGTATCCTAGGGATTCCCTCAAAAGGGGAGTCCCTTTTTCTTTTAACCGCAGTACCTAAACCACTTTAGGAGAATTAAATGGCTATCGAGTCAGATATCAAAAACGCAGACAGCAGTTTAGCAGTCACATTCTATAAACGGTCAGTTAAGCAAGACATGGCTTCCGAAGAACAAGGCAGACCGATTTTTAAAGAATTTGATTTCGTACGAATTACAGTACCTGGCGACAATTTAAGTGAAATTGACACTTATGCACAAGAGTCCCATAAACAGCGTTTCCCACGCCAATGGGCTTATTACCAAAACCAAGTAGGTTCACACGCTGATTTTGAAGGCACACCAATTGAACAATGGCCTCAAGTAAGCCGTAGTCAAGCCGAAGAATTGAAAGGCATTAAATTCCCTACTGTTGAGTCTGTAGCTAACTGTTCAGACCAGCAATTACAGCGTATTGGCATGATTGCAGGCATGAGTCCCCATTCTTTTAGGGAAAAAGCCAAGACTTTCTTGAATTTAGCTACTAAATCTGCTGAAGTATCACAAAGAGAAGCAGAAGTTCAAGCATTAAAAGAAGAAAATGCTAAAATCAAGGCTGAAACAGATGCGAAGCTGGCAGCTATGCAGGAACAAATGTCAGCGCTACTTGCGGCTGTTGCGGAAAAACCCACAAAATCACGCAAACCGAAAGTAGTAGAGGCCTAATATGTCCCAAACGATGCTTCAAATGGTACAACAGGTGGCGGCTGAGTTAAACTTAGCCGTACCATCCTATGTTGTAGGTAACACTTCACAAGACGTTCAGCAAATTCTGGCGCTTATGAATGGTGCTGGGTACGATTTAGTCAAAGAATATGACTGGCAAGCCCTCCAGGTGCAGTATCGTTTTTACACACAGGCTATTAACTGTAATGCCACCTCAGTAAATGGTTCTACGCTATTAACTGTAGATTCTGGGGTGGACATTACTGCTGTTACTAATCAATGGGGTATTACCGGTTATAACATTAACCAAGATACCCAAGTAGTAAGCAAAGCAGGTCAAGTTATTACCATGAGTCAGATGGCTTCTGGTAGCGGAAATGGCGCTATTGTATTGGCGCAGACCGCTTATAACCTTCCTGACGACTTTGAGAACATTACAAACCGCACCCAATGGGATAAAACAAAGCATTGGGAAGCATTAGGCCCTGAAGATGCCCAACAATGGCAATGGCTAAAGTCTGGTTATATTTCAACAGGCCCTCGTATTCGCTGGCGTATTTTGGACAACCAATTCCAAGTATGGCCTCCAATGAACACCAATGAATATATTGGTTGGGAGTACAAATCTAATGGTTTTGTTCGTGGCGCAGATGGTGCTGTAAAAACTAGCTTTACTGCCGACTCAGACACTACTGTTTTGAATGACCGCATTATTGTATTGCTTACAAAAGCTAAATATTGGGGCATTAAAGGCTTTGATACCACAGTCGTTTCACAAGACTATCAGCGTTATTTGTCTGTTGCTAAAGCTAATGACAAAGGTGCGCCAAATCTATCATTTGCACCTTACCCAAGCAAGGTTCTTATTGGTTACGCTAACATTCCTGACACAGGCTATGGTTCATAATGCTATTACAGCGCCAAAAACAAAATACTGCTAAAACAGCTTCAGTACCAGCCCCTATTGGCGGTTGGAACGCTAGGGACTCCCTTGCAAATATGAGTCCTACTGATGCTGTGCAGTTAGTTAATTGGTTTCCTACGCCTACCGATGTCACAATGCGTAAAGGTTATACAGTCGTTTCTATATTGACGACTTCTACCGGTGTAAAGACTATTTCTAGCATTACCCATGTAGACACATTAGCAACATTAACCACAACTACCGCACATGGATTAGCCACAGGTGCTTATGTCTCCATTACAGGCACAACACCTGCTGCTTATAGCGGTGTTTTTAAGATTACTGTAATTAGCACCACAGCATTTACATACACAATGACTAGCGTTCCTGCCAATAACGCTACTGTAGTAGGCACATATTTGAATCAAGCAACAACGCCTATTAACACGCTAATGAACTACACAAAGACTAGCAGTTATAGTCTTTTTGGCGCTGCTGGTAGCGATATTTGGGACACAAAACCAAGCCCAGCAGTTAAAGTATTTAGCGGTATTTCTAGCGATAAATTACAGTTTGTAAACCTTACCAATACAGCAGGGCATTTCTTAGTAGCTTGTAATGGCGTAGACCCTGTAATGATTTATGACGGTTCTGCATGGTTTTATGTAGCCACAACAACTACTGCACAAACAATTAGCAGTATTACAAGGGGCGGAACAGGTAATTTAACCGCTACTTTAACTACAGCTTCAGCGCACGGTTTAATTACTGGCAATCGTGTCACAATTTCTGGCGCTACAGAGTCCAATTACAATGGAACTTATGTCATTACTGTAACAGGCGCAACAACATTTACTTACACAATGGCTACTGCCCCTGCCGCCAATGCAAGCGTAGTAGGAAGCTATACAACTATTGGTATTACAGGCGTTAATTCAAATACATTTATTAATGTCAATTTATTTAAAAATAGGCTTTTCTTTACTCAAAAAGACACATTAAGCTGTTGGTATTTAGATGTAAATTCTATTGGTGGTACTGCAAGCCCTCTTTATTTTGGCGGAATTGCACGAAATGGCGGTTATTTGCAAGCAATGGGTACTTGGACACTTGACGCTGGTCAAGGCGCTGATGACTATGCTGTATTTGTAACTAGCATGGGCGAGGTTATTGTATATAACGGCACAGACCCCAATACTGCTGACACCTGGCAATTAAAAGGCGTATGGCAACTTGGTCAAACCTTTGCAAGACGCTGTTTCTTTAAATGGGCTGGCGACCTTTTGTTGCTTACGCAAGATGGTTTAGTGCCTTTGGCTTCTGCATTGCAATCAAGCCGCTTAGACCCTCGTGTAAACCTTACAGATAAGATTTATTACCCTATTAGTATTGCAGCAACAAATTATTTCAGCCAGTTTGGTTGGCAAATCAATTATTTTGCCTCTGAGAATATGCTGATATTAAATATTCCAATTCCTAATGGAATAGAACAATATGTAATGCACACCATTACTAAGTCATGGGCTAGATTTACAGGTATTCAAAGCTATTGCTGGGAAGTATCAGGCGATAACGATATGCACTTTGGTGGAAATGGTATTGTAGCTACCTTATATAGTGCTTTATCTGACGATGGCGCAAATATTACCGCAACCGCACAACAAGCATATAGCTATTTTGATGCGCCAGGACAATTAAAGCGTTTTACTATGGTTCGCCCAATCCTTCAATCTACAGGTGGTGTGCCTAGTGTTTTATGCGGTATCAGCGTGGATTTTGATACTCAGTCTCAATTAGGCGCTGTTTCTTTTAACCCAACCACGCAATCTGAAGGCGTTTGGGACACCGCTAAATGGGATAATAACGTATGGGCTGGTGGACTTATTACCACCAAAATTTGGCAGGGCGTTACAGGAATTGGATATACCGGTTCTGTAAACCTTAATGCCGCCAGCAGAAATATTGAATTGCATTGGGCATCAACAGACTATGTAATGGAGGCTGGAGGCGTTGTTTGATATTACTTAATCAGCAAAGTCTTAAAGATTGGGCAATTAAGCATAAAATGCCCACATCACCAGACGCACATTATTTGGGCCAAGTATTAGATAATGAAATTAGGGCAGTAGTAGTTTATTGTGGTTTTTACGGTAAATCTTGCATGATTCATGTGGGGTCAGAAGGGCAGCATTGGGCAACCAAAGACTTTCTTAAAAAGGTCTTTGATTATCCGTTTAACACATTGAAATTAAAGGTTATAATTGGCACAGTCGCAGGGAGTAATACAAAAGCCCTAAGATTAGACCGACACCTTGGTTTTCGAGATGTTGCCACAATTCCTGACGCACACGATGATGGGGATTTGGTCATTTTAGAAATGCGCCCAGAATATTGTAAATGGGCATAGGAGAAGGTTATGGGTGCAGGTGCAACAATTCAATCGCCAACATCGGCAGGCAATCCAACAGGAACTGTTGTTCCTTTGGCGCAAAACTTGTCTACATTAGGAACTGGTCAAACCAGCAATCCTTTTCAAGCCTCTAACAACCCTTATATTCAAGCTGCACAAGCTACCACTTTAGGTAACTTGGCTGGCGCACAGTCGGCTACACAAGCTAACCGTATCAACCAAAATACCCCTTATGGGTCATTAAATTATACCCAAGGCGTAGACCAATACGGCAATCCTACATGGACTGCTAACCAGCAATTAAGCCAACCATTACAAGATTTAACCAATACATCTTTATCAGGGTTACAGCAAAGTTTGCAAAACCCTATGTATGGCATTAATCCTGGTGAAACTGCTACTAACGCTATTATGCGTAGATTGCAGCCACAAATGGCGCAACAAGCAGAACAACAAGCGTCAAACCTTGCTAATCAAGGTATTGTTCCTGGAACAGTAGCTTATGACAACGCTATGCGCACATTCCAACAAGGTCAAAATGACCTATTAACTAGCGCACAAACAGCAGGCATTAGTTCTGGTTTACAAGCGCAACAATTGCAAAATCAACAAGCGGCTAATATTAAATCTTTGGGTACACCTAATTATGTAAACCCATACACTCAGGCTGCTGTTGCAGGCCCTGATTACCTTGGTGCTTACACTACTGGAAACGCTGCACAAATTGCCGCACAAAACGCAAATAATGCTAAAACTGCTAACTTGCAAAATGGTTTATTTGGACTTGGTTCAAGCGCTATTTTAGGCGCTGGTGGACTAGGAAACCTTGGTGCTTCTGTTCTTAATGGTGCAACTACATTAGGTGGTTTATTAGGCTTAGGAAGCAACGCAGCTTCTAATATTAACAATACTAATTATTTTGGTGGCGCTGGTGGCGGATGGTTTGCACAGCCAGATACATCACAAACAGCGCAAACTGCAACTGATTTCTATGGCAATACCTATGACCCTCTAGCTGGCTGGAGTATGTAATGAGTTTGTTTAAAAGCAAACACTCCGGTTGGACATGGGACTTAAAACGCACACCGTTTGGTGGTGGCAATCCTATTTCTGGCGTTACTGATGCTATTTCTAATGCCATCGGAACTTCTGGTAATGGCGGTTTAGTAAGCGGAATTAGCAATTTAATTGAACAAGGCGCTGAAAAAGTAGGCGATACAGCCGTAGGATTAGATAAAGCAGTTAATAAATTAACGCCTATGGGTTGGGCTTTGCCTGCCGCTATTGTTGCAGCTTATTTTACTGGTGGTGGTTCATTGGCAGCAGAAGGCGCAGCAGAAGCTGGTTCAGCAGCAGCTTTAGAAGCTGGGGCAAGTTCAGCAGCAACAGCAGCAGGTGAGGCGGCATTTTCAGAGGCAGTAGCAGCAGGCGCAACAGAGGCAGCAGCTACAGAAGCAGCTAATGCAGCAGCAGCAGAGGCAGCAGCAGGATATACAAGTGCAGCAACCGAAGCAGGTGCGTCTCAATTTACTCCTGAGATGATTCAATATGCCAATGCTTCTAGCGACCCTATTGGCACATTAACAAAATTACAAGGTTTAACACCTGAAGAATTTTCTTCTGTAACTCAATATATTGGTGGCCCTGCTACAGCAGATAGTTTTACTGCTGGAGGAGATTTATCACAATTAATGCAATCTTATCCTGATTTAAGCCAAACTCAGTTAGAAGATATTTTGCGCATTAATTATGGCACAGACCCAATGTTATCGGCTGATGCTGCCAATTTAGCTAAAAGTGGTTATGATGCTGCAACTATTGACCAAGTATTAGGGTATTCATATAGCCCTACTGAATTGGCTGGAACAGGTATTAATTCAAGCGCATTAGATGCTGCTTCAAGTTCAAGCCTTTCTGATACATTAAAAAATATTAATAGGGCAAGACAATTAGCTAAATTGCTAAATCAAACGCCAGGTCAAGTAAATTACAAAATTCCATCTTCTCAAGATTGGTTAAAAAATGCACAAACAGTAGCATTAAATCAACCAGCACAACAGCAGTTTGGCGGCTTATATCAAATGAATAAGTCTCCATTTACTTTTCAAAATCCTACGGCAGCATTATTAGCTGGTGGTAATAAAACCCCAGCAGGATTAGATGTATCTGGACAACAAGGTACAACATTAAACACGCAACAACAAAATCAAATTTACTCTAGCTTACTGAGGTCATAATGGCACTTACTCCTGAACAACAAGCATTAGACTTTAACCCTGAATTGCAGGATGTAAGTCGTCAGCGTAAATTGGCTGATTTATTAATGTCACAAGGTATGCAACAGCCACAAGGTCAAATGATTAGTGGTCATTATGTTGCGCCTAGCTGGACTCAGCAATTAAACCCCATTGCTAATATTATTGCAGGAGAAGCTGTTGGAAACCGTGCTGATACTAAACAAACACAAATAGCTGAAGCGTTAAGAAACAAAAAATTAGAAGTGCAACAAGCAATTCAACAAAAAATTGACTCTGGTGATTTAAAAGGTGCTTTAGGTATTGCAACTCAAAACGAACAATATGGTGGTAAAGAATTTATTGCGCCACTTATGGGTAATGTAATTCCAAAAGCAGCAGAACCTAAAGTTGTTGGAAATTACCTCATTGGCCCTGATGGAAAAGTTGTATTTAAAGCGCCAAAAGAATATGCACCTCATGCCCCACAATTAGTGCAAACTGCAAATGGTTTCGTAAGTTATAACCCTAATACTGGTGCTGTAACGCCTGTGCAAGCACCTGCTGGTATGGGCGGTGGCGCTGGTGGCGCATTAATGCCCCCACCTTCTGCTGATGTTTCAAAAGATATAAAAGAATTAAACCAACAAAAATCAATTATTAATGCTGCAATTCAAGGCGTTGAAAAACATAGGCAATATTTTGGCGGAAAATATGCCGCCCCTGAATTATTAGGCGGTGAAATTGGTCAAGCTGCAATGAACGCAAAATTACCAGAAGGCGCTGTTGAGGCTAGGTCAAATGTATTTAATACGGCTTCTGCTGTTATCAAAGAAAGGGCTGGTACTGCGCAAACCCCTGGTGAAAAAACTATTATTATGCGTTTCTTGCCTTCTATTTATGATACTGATGCAACTGTTATTAAAAAATTAAACGCTTACAATCAATATATTGAAAACAAAGCTACTGGCACAACTTCTGTGCCTGGTGCTGTACCAGCTTATCAAGGGCAACCAACACCAAATGCACCGGCTGCTACTACAGGTGGTTGGAAAGTTACTAAGGTTGAATAATGGCTACATATACAGTAGAAGCACCTGATGGAAAAACAATTACTTTAGAAGGGCCTGCTGGCGCTTCTCAAGCGGATGTTATTGCACAAGCACAACAATTATATAAACCACAGCAATCTGCACCAACACCTACGCCTGCTTCAAGCGGTCAATTTGGTGAAAATGCCGGTGGCGCTGCTTTTGGTCGCCCAATTAATCGTGGTCAATTAAATGTTCAACAAACTCCTAGGCCATTAGAATCAGCATTGGCAGCATTGACTAAAGAAGCGGTTGTAAATCCCGTATTGGGCGCTGTTCAATTAGCTACAGGCGGTCAGGTTGGCAATCAAGCCGTACAAAGCATGGCACAACAAGCAAAACCATACGAAGAAGCTAATCCAGGTTCTTATTTAGCTGGTCAAGTTGCTGGTGCTGTAGCACCTGCTGCTGGTATTGCTAAAGGAATTGGCATGATTCCTAGCTTTGCTAAAGCCGCACCTTTGCTACAAAATGTTGGTGGGGCTATGGTTCAAGGCGCATTAATGCCTAATGAAACAGGTAAAACTGGCACAGAATTATATGCGCAAAAAGCAAAAGAAGCGCCTGTAAATGCGTTGCTTGGCACAATTCCTAGTGTTGCTAGTAAGGGTGGAGAATTATTAGGTTCATTGTTGCGCAAAGGTGCTGGCATCTCTACAGGCGCAGGTGAAGAAGCTATTGCACAAGCCTATAAGTCTGGAAAGTCTAGCAACCAGGAGTTTTTGGCAAATATGCGTAATGAAATGCCAATGGAAGAAGTGCTTAATCAAGCCAAAGAAGCGCTTGCTTCTATGCGTTCACAACGCATGGGCGCATACCAAGAAGGTATTGCTTCCATTAAACCAAACCAAGAAATTGTTGCTGGCAAAGCATTGCCCATACCAGCTAAACGTTTAGACTTTTCTCCTATTGAAAGTAAATTGTCTGAAGTTGTTGATTCTATGAAGATTTCAACACCAACAGGCGAAAAGTTAAAAATTGGCGCAGATGAAGCAAAAAAAGTAAATGAACTTGAAAAAATTGTCCAAGAATGGAAATCAGACCCAACATTCCATACTGCTGAAGGATTAGACGCATTAAAACAACGTTTAGACGCTTTATACCCTGAAAGTCCAATGCAGCGTCAAGCGCAAAGGGCAATTACTTCTGTTCGTAATGCAGTAAAAGACACCATTGTTTCTCAAGACAAATCTTATGCTTCAACAATGAAAAATTATGAAGAAGCACTTGGTCTTGAAAGAGAAATTGAAAGGTCATTGTCTTTAGGCAAAGGTAAATCTCAAGAAGCAGCATTAAAAAAATTGCAATCTTTAACTAGAAACAATGTAAATACAGATTATGGTTTTAGACAACAGTTAGCAAATGAGTTAATGCGTCAATCTGGCACAGATTTAATGCCAGCTATTTCAGGCCAAGCATTAAATTCTTGGACTCCAAGAGGTTTGGTAGGACAAGGACTTGATGTTGGCGCAGGTTTGGGCGCTATTTTAAGTGGTGGCGCACATTTACCAGGATTAGCAGCAACTATGGCTACTACTAGCCCTCGTTTAATGGGCGAAGCAGCTTATAAAGCGGGGCAAATTGCTTCCAAAACCCCTAAAATTACAGATGAACAAAAGAAAATAGCCCAATTATTATTAATGCGTGGTGTACAAGGAGTAACAAATGAGTAGAAACGGTAGCGGAGTCTATAACCTCCCAAGCGGTAACCCAGTAGTAACAGGCACTACTATTACAAGTAGCTGGGCTAACACAACCATGCAAAACATTGCTGATGCCCTTACTCAGTCTGTTTCAGCAGACGGTCAAACACCTATGTCTGGCGCACTCAATATGGCAACAAACGACATTAATAATGTTGGTACACTAACAGCCTTAACAGGCATCTTTGGCGGAACATACTAAAATGGCACAAACAGGATTTACACCCATATCGAATTACTATTCAGCTACGGCAACTAATGTCCCTACTGCTGGTAATTTAGTCGCTGGCGAATTAGCTATTAATACTGCTGATGGCAAACTATTTTATAAAGACTCTAGCGGTGTAGTACAAACTATTGCCACTAAAGCTGCGGCTGCATTAGGAACAAGCACAACAGGTAGTGGTGCTACTGTATTAGCGACTAGCCCTACTTTAGTTACTCCAGCATTAGGAACTCCATCAGCAATTAATCTAACTAATGCAACAGCATTGCCATCATCAGCATTACCTGCTGGTACTGTATTACAGGTAGTTAGCACAACAAAAACTGATGCTTTTTCAACAACTTCAACAAGTTTTGTTGATGTAACTGGATTATCGGTTTCAATTACTCCTAAATTTTCAACAAGCAAAATATTAGTACAAATAACTGCATCATCAACTGGTGGTCGTGCAAATGTGGTAACAATGTTTAACCAAATAGTTAGAAATTCAACGGCTATATACAATATGGGAAATGGTCCAGGAACAACACCTGACAATAGTAGTGACCAACCAACAGTTATATCTGCAAATTATTTGGATTCTCCTGCAACAACTTCTGCTACAACATACAAAATGCAAATTAGAGGAGATGGTGCGCTTGTAGGCATTAATAGAAGCGCATCAACTTCTACTGTCATTGGAAATTCTACAATTACTGTTATGGAGATTGCACAATAATGGACGCTTTAAGAAAACTTTATCCTCAGGTAGTTACAACTAATGGCGATATTGCTTACGATGTTGATGGCAATGAAGTGGCTTATGATTTACAAGCTGTGCTTGCACAAGAAAAAACTGATGCACAAGCAGTTATTGATACAAAGGCTTCTGCACTAGCTAAACTTGCAGCATTAGGTCTTACGCAAGATGAAGTGAAAGCGCTGGTGTCATAATGTTTATCGTTTCTTGGGTATTTGACAAATTAGGCTATATGCCTAAGTTTTCTATTGACGTAAACCATCCTTTCCCTGCTACCCAAAAGGATTATGTTGCACCTGATTTTGAAAAACCAGCCGCTAAAAAAACAGCTAAAAAGACTGTTAAAATAGCAAAAGCGACTACTCGCAAATCAACTAAAAAGTGAGTATTGTGTGGATTTAGACCCTATAAAATTTGGCATAACAATTCAGAAAGTAGAAGCTATGGAGTTTGAAGTAGCTGAACTTCGCAAGGATGTTAAACAACTTTTAGAATTAGCCAATAAGGGTCGGGGTGGATTTTGGGCTGGCATGGCAATCGTGTCAGCTTTTTCTACCTTTATCGGATTTGTAGCCCATTACATCACCGGAAAATGAAAGCCCACCGCAGTAAGACAATGTGGTTTTCTCTTGCACTTGTTGTTTTAGGTGCATTAATGGACAATTTTTCGTATATACAAGACCTTATAGACCCTAAATATTATGGGTTTGGTTACATTGTCATTGGAATCATCGTGGCAACCCTTAGATTTGTCACGACAAAGCCCATAGAATGATTTATATAATCTACTTAATACTTGCCCATATCAGTTTGCTATTAACGCTTCTAGCCGTCATTTTAGCCCCTGTAATGCCATTGTTTGCGGTACAAAAGCTATGGTGGTGCGATAACCATTCTTACCAAGCTGTAGGCCCTGTATTACCTTCATGGCTTAACTGGTTTATGACACCGGACAACACTCTTAATGGCGATGCAACATTCCAAACGAATAATGGCATTAGCTATTGGTCTAAGGTTAAATGGCTGTGGCGTAACCCAGCTTACAGTTTTGCTTTGCGGTATCTATCAGCGCCATATACCACTTCTGTATCTGGCGACCCTACTATTAAAGACAATGACAATGCGAAAAAAGGTTGGTGCTTGGTTCACGCTAATGGACTATTTCAATTTACTCTTGTTGCCCCTATTGGGTTTAGCCGTTGTATTTATGTTAATTTGGGGTGGAATATTCGTGGTTTGGTCGATGTTAATGTGCAACCTAAACCGCAAGAATGGCAGGCGACATTCGTTTTCTCGCCCAGAATATCGGGGTTCAGATGATTGATTATTTTAAGATTGGCATTTTAACTGCCTGCGTATTAGGTTCTTTTGCTATTGGTTGGGGGTTGCGTAACCGTGACTTTAATGATTACAAAAGAGAAATAGAACACGCTGTAAAAGCGCAAGAAGCCCATGTCGAATCAATCAAGAAACAACAAGAATTAGTAAACAAAGGAATAGCCAATGAATACGAAGCTAAAATTGCTGCTTTGCGTAATTACTATAAGTCTACAAGCGTGTGGAACAACGCCAGTA